CACAGACGCATGTGCGGCGGGTCAAGGCGATGCTTCCCGATGAGGGCGAGGTGGTGATCATGACGCTTACCGACAAGCAATTTGGTATGATGGAGCACTTCTCTTCGCGCAAGCCTACCGATGCCGTTCAGCTTCCAGGCCTCTTTGATATGCTATGAGATCTTGAATCGGAAAAGTCACTAAGTAAAGGAAAAGCCCGTGGATCTCCACGGGCTTTTCTCTTTCTAAATCCTTCTACTAAGTGCTTGTCTCATAGACTTCTTTTCGGGGTCTGCTGTATTAGCAAGTGTGAAGGTACGGAATCTGAAAGCTAATCACAACTATTGAGGTGAGCGCAGACTCCTGGAGGGTGCTGTATTAGCAAGTGTGAAGGTACGGAATCTGAAAGCTAATCACAACTCGGTAGCCTTGGTAAGGGATCTCCCGACCGCTGTATTAGCAAGTGTGAAGGTACGGAATCTGAAAGCTAATCACAACGAGATTACTATTGACCCAAAGAGTTACGTAGCTGTATTAGCAAGTGTGAAGGTACGGAATCTGAAAGCTAATCACAACGTTATGGATGGCCTTGAAAAAGGTGCAATGGCTGTATTAGCAAGTGTGAAGGTACGGAATCTGAAAGCTAATCACAACAGAGCCACGTTGAGGAGGTCATCGAACGCCGCTGTATTAGCAAGTGTGAAGGTACGGAATCTGAAAGCTAATCACAACATAACCTTGTCCATTTGTCGAGAGTTTATAGCTGTATTAGCAAGTGTGAAGGTACGGAATCTGAAAGCTAATCACAACTCGCTCGCTGGCCTCCTTGTCCTGCTTACGGCTGTATTAGCAAGTGTGAAGGTACGGAATCTGAAAGCTAATCACAACTATTGGGTGATCTACTTTTTTATGCCTTAAGCTGTATTAGCAAGTGTGAAGGTACGGAATCTGAAAGCTAATCACAACTGCCGACGGGAGCACGCATCCAACCCGCGTGCTGTATTAGCAAGTGTGAAGGTACGGAATCTGAAAGCTAATCACAACATACGCCAACCTAACGACGAGCCTACGTAAGCTGTATTAGCAAGTGTGAAGGTACGGAATCTGAAAGCTAATCACAACTTGTACTCGACCTTGCGGAGCGAGATACGCGCTGTATTAGCAAGTGTGAAGGTACGGAATCTGAAAGCTAATCACAACTTCTTGCAAAACGGGGACAACTACTTCGGCGCTGTATTAGCAAGTGTGAAGGTACGGAATCTGAAAGCTAATCACAACGGTTTCCTCCCCAAGGATTTTGGAGACGAGGCTGTATTAGCAAGTGTGAAGGTACGGAATCTGAAAGCTAATCACAACTGTTCACGTATGCGAAGCCCTCGGGTGCGAGCTGTATTAGCAAGTGTGAAGGTACGGAATCTGAAAGCTAATCACAACGCCGTGGGCGTGTTTTTCCGACGCGAAGACGCTGTATTAGCAAGTGTGAAGGTACGGAATCTGAAAGCTAATCACAACACAGAACTTCTCGGCTACATCAACACCAATGCTGTATTAGCAAGTGTGAAGGTACGGAATCTGAAAGCTAATCACAACTAGTATCGTGTCGTTCACTGGTACGCTACCGCTGTATTAGCAAGTGTGAAGGTACGGAATCTGAAAGCTAATCACAACAAGGAGCTTGACAAGAATGAGCTGAAATGGGCTGTATTAGCAAGTGTGAAGGTACGGAATCTGAAAGCTAATCACAACCATCAACGGCATAGCCGTGGGCGTAGAGTTGCTGTATTAGCAAGTGTGAAGGTACGGAATCTGAAAGCTAATCACAACCTGCTCGCTCTTGATTTGCTTGGCGATGTTGCTGTATTAGCAAGTGTGAAGGTACGGAATCTGAAAGCTAATCACAACGGCTTGCATCAACATCACCGACCGCACTATGCTGTATTAGCAAGTGTGAAGGTACGGAATCTGAAAGCTAATCACAACGGCAAAAGCCGTCACTTTGATGCCTTTACGGCTGTATTAGCAAGTGTGAAGGTACGGAATCTGAAAGCTAATCACAACTCAGTGGGCGCGTGGCCACGCCAAGAGCACGCTGTATTAGCAAGTGTGAAGGTACGGAATCTGAAAGCTAATCACAACCTTCGCGAGCCGAACAAGCTCTTCCGCCGGCTGTATTAGCAAGTGTGAAGGTACGGAATCTGAAAGCTAATCACAACCGTTCAAAGGCTTACCAGCCCGCTGGTGAGGGCTGTATTAGCAAGTGTGAAGGTACGGAATCTGAAAGCTAATCACAACGCCGTCGACGTCACGGTGATGCTCTTACCCGCTGTATTAGCAAGTGTGAAGGTACGGAATCTGAAAGCTAATCACAACGGACTACGTAGAAATAGATACAGACCTACAGCTGTATTAGCAAGTGTGAAGGTACGGAATCTGAAAGCTAATCACAACCACGTTGATAACCTCATTCGTGAGGAGGATGCTGTATTAGCAAGTGTGAAGGTACGGAATCTGAAAGCTAATCACAACTGGCAGATGATCGGAAACTCTTTTGCCTGTGCTGTATTAGCAAGTGTGAAGGTACGGAATCTGAAAGCTAATCACAACCCGCTCGCGACCTTGGAGCGACCGACTCCCGCTGTATTAGCAAGTGTGAAGGTACGAAATCTGAAAGCTAATCACGGCCAAGTTCATGTTCATGAACCCCGACACGTTGCTGTATTAGCAAGTATGAAGGTACGGAATCTGGAAGCTAATCACAACAGAGGCTTGTTTACTACTGCACATTTGGTGGTTATAGCGATAGGTTGTTGCTCTGCGTGGGGATAAAAGTTGTGGACGAGTGGCCGAAAATTTTGGGCTGCGTACGTGGATCTAATATCTACGTACGTGGATATTTGGGTTGACGTGCCTGGTCTTTAAGACTACGTACATAGACAGAGGAAAACCACTACGGGAAGGTACTTTTTTCTTTACGAGAAGGGCACTTTCCCCTCCGCTGGATAAGAGGAATACTCGCGATAAGGCGAAGAGCTTGTGTGTCTCTTCGGGGAGGTCTATCGGGGAGCTGGGCGCGCGATGCCTTAGCGCAATAAATAGAGGGCAGGGCTCGCGGCAACCGGCTCTATTAGTTCGTAGGCGAAACGAATAGTTATTTGACCCCCAAACGAGTAGTCGTTTGAGTGCAGACCAATAGTCGTTTGGAAATCGACTTTGCCTCAATATTGCTTCCGTATAAGGATGGGGCTTTGATCTCATTGATTAGGCGTCTTAAACTTATACTATCTTTGCAATGGTGATGTACCCCGAATAGGGGACGTCGCCCCGATTAGGCCTCATCCCTCGTATAAGCTGGGATGAGGTCTAATTTCATATACTCACTCCTTGGACTACAGTTGGGGTTAGGGGCTCATAGCCTACTGCCCCTACCGATAATCTTGCTGGGATCTGCAAGCGTCCATCGGTAGGGGGCATTCCTGTTTTTAGGAGGATGGGGCGGGAAAAGTGAAGGAGTGGGGTGCTGGGTGGTGGGTTGTATTCGAGTTTGTTATCAAGGTGCTTCGCCAGACGAGTTGAGGAGGGTGGTGTGAACCTATATAGGTTGCTGGGGCGACCTATATAGCTCCGCTCCGCAGTCTATATTGGTCACGCTGCCGACCTATATAGGTTGACTCGCTGACCAATATAGGTTGGTGTGGCCTTCTTGTAGAGGAGTAGATGCTATCTGTGTGCTGAGCCTGTGGTATGTGCGGGGAGGGAACAGAGAATGGAGCCACGGATGACTCCGTGACTCCACCATAACGTGTCACCCAGAGACCAGCGGAGCTTGATAGAATCGCACTTATAGTTTGCTGGCGTGCTGACAATACAAAGATAATCCTTAACTTTGTACTGCGAGGTACTCCGAATAGGGGACGTCGCTCCGATTAGCCCTATCCTCCCTCAAGAGCATAGGGCTAATCCTTATAGTACAAGCCCCGCTCAAGTCGAGTGGGGCTTGCTGCAAAAAGCGAACGTACGGAGCTTGAGGTGATCGCGCCATAGGTAAATACGATCGCTTCGCTGGGTGCAAAGATAGTTTGTCTTTTCCTTGTCTCATCTTCTATCTCCTTGCTGTAGAGAAGGCTAAGCTGTGGCGATGAAGGGGCTTGAAGGGCTGAGGTGCGCTCGCTGATAGCTCCCCTTGATGGCAGGCTTTGTGCTCTCAGACTCTGCAGAGTTGCGGGCAAGTGGGGGAGGCGTTTGCGTATATGAAGAAGTTGTATTACCTTTGCAACCGCAACAAAGAAGGTGGCAATACTCTTCCTTAGCTCAGAGGGTCCTTGGTTCAAGTCCAAGAGGAAGAGCTTAGAGAAGGAATTAGATTCAGGGAGATACCCTCAGGTCCAATTACGAGGACTTGGGGGTATTTCCTTTTATGTCCCCTCGTGGAGTGGGACGAAGGCTATATAACGACAGCGCCCCTGCTCACCGATGGTGGGCAGGGGCGCTGCGCGTATAGGGGAGTGGGACTTAGAGCCCGTGTTCGCCGAGGTAGCGCTCAGCTTCGATAGCCGCCTTACAGCCTGAGGCCGCTGCGGTGACCGCCTGACGATAGAGGGGGTCTGCGACGTCGCCAGCAGCGAAGACGCCAGGGATGCAGGTGCGTGGTGTAGGTCCTTCGGTCTTGATGTAGCCCACCTCATCGACCTCGACGTAGTCAGCGAAGAGCTCGGAATTGGGGTGGTGACCGATAGCGAGGAAGAAGCCATCGATGGGCAGGTCTACGCACTCTTCATCGGGCTGGCCGAGGCGCTTGACGAGATGTGCGCCTTCGACGCCATTTTCACCGTAGAGGCCCACGGTATTGTGCTCGTAGAGGACGGTGATCTTCTCGTTGGCTGCGACGCGCTGACGCATGATGTCAGAGGCGCGGAGGTAGTCCTTGCGCACGATCATATAGACGTGCGAGGCGAGGCTCGCCAGGTAGAGTGCCTCTT